CGTACTAGTACTTCGCCAGATTCTGGGTCAAGGATTTTAATATGTCCTTCTATCCCTATTAATGATGTGTCTATCTTTTCCAAGCTCATTGTTCTTTCCAATTTAAAGTATTTATATCGATCCTTGCCCTGCATTTCTAATGAACGCATGTTCAGGTGAAATTCCTGCAGCACTTAGGCTTATTCCGCTGTCATTGTACGCTAAACGCAATCCGTCCTCATAATGTGAGAATTTTTGTACTGTTGGTATACGTTGACTTGGTCCTGCATTAGTAACAGTTGCACCGCTGGTGTGTGCTTGAGATGAAGTTCCTCTTGTTCCTCTAGTGCAAAACACAAGATTTTCTCCACTTACTGCATTGTATTCTATTCTTTCAGTTCCTATCCAAACCACTCCAGGTACTAATCCTATATCTCCGTCGCCTCTGTCTACTCGATCCATCAAACCAGCATCTACTAGTGGTATGGTTGTATCGGTTGCTGTTATATTAGCAGTTGTTGTAGTTTTGTAGGTATCAACAATAGCAACACTTTCTTGTAATCCTTGCGGTTCGTACATGTTAATTCTAAATGTTCTGGTATCTGCTGTCTCTGTGCTTCCGCTAGCATTTGTTTGTACTAGTATACTAATATTTTCTGTGTAGTCCACAGGCATTAATTCTTCTCCCCAACCTTCTTTATCTGGCTGGTCAAAAATATTACCATCATAATCAAATTCAAAGTCTGCTGGCTGGAAGTTAAACATTGAATAATCTTCATCAGTCGGAACATTACTAGAAAATCCGCCGCCACTTAATACAGTATCGCCTGCCCATGTTCTTAAGGTGTGATCTCCATGTTTGATAGTTATACATGTATTCCTACTTACTTCGTCAACTTCAATATTTGTTGATTCGCCATGTGTATTACTATCCATACTACTTAACAGTTTTGTATGGAAGGGTTTTACACTATTAAAAAAGTCTTCAACTGGTTCTATTGATGTTGGCTGATAAAACTTTTTGTTTAGTAACAGAGGACGTTTAACGTTTAAGTGTGTGTAAGTCGTTTTGAAAGCGAAATCATCTGCTGTGTTTTGTAGTAGTGCAGTAAACAACATTTTAAACCATAGCTTGTTATATTTCACTTTGTGGTGATTAATGAATATTTCTGTTCTCAGTAAGTCAAACAATTTGCTAATAACATTTTCACTTCCGCTATCAAAAGGAACAACATCAAAATTTGCTACATCAAACCCATGGCCAAACTTGCGTTGGAACCAAACTTCTTCACTTAGTTCTATTGTTGCTTTTTCCTTGAACACAAGTTTATCAGCACCATTGATAAAGTGATACATTTCACTTCTAATAATATCATCACCCGAAGTGTTTTTAATTAATATATAGCTTCCATCTATTGGTTCACCTGCATCAACATAGTCCTGCTTTGTATTGTATACTAAGTCTGGTACTGTGTTTGTAGGAAACTGGTAAGTTATATTATCATCAGCATCTCTTTCAATTAATTTCCAGTCAACTAATGCAATATAATCGTTTATATCATAAGTTATCACACCTTCAGTGAACTTTGTTGTAAATGCATTTTCCCAGTTGTTAATCTCGTCAATTACATTTACTTCACTTAGTAATGAGTTTACAGTATAAACAAAGTTTTGTCTAGCTTCTTCTAACTCTCTATACAAACTTTGTCTAGGTCTTACTTGATGTCCATATCTATTAAACTTATGTAGCTTTAAGTTAGGTATAGGCTGACTTCTTAAAATAGTTATATCGTTAATTTGTGTATTATTCTCGAATGAAAAATCATACACTCTTTGCCAATGCGACATGTCGTTGTCGATGCTAGGTTTATTATTCTGATTACTTGCAACTCTACTTATGTAAAAATTTCCATCATTATCTCTCACTACTGCATCTGCCGCATAAGAAGTAGAAGGTGACCAAAGGCTATATGTTTTAGTAACACTAAATCGATTGAAGCCAGATAAACTGTCTCTAATTTTAATATGTAAGTACTCTGGGATAATACTTTGAGGATCATCTTCTGCTAACATAAGCCAGTCTTGCATTGGTAGAGCATTAAACCTTCTATCAACATCTAATTGTACTACTGTATTTTCTGTAACAGAATTACTAATACCGGACAATAATAATGTATCTGTGCCTGCTGTGGCGCACCAACTTAAATTATATCCACTAGGGTCAGTTAATAATTGACTTAGTTGCAATACATTGTACTGTCTAACACCACTAAAGTTTGTTTTGTTTTTAACCCAGAAATAATATACTGATTCGTTTCTTTTTGTTCTGTTATTGTAATAAGATTCTTCTGTCCAGTTGTAAACTATTTCGCTATTAATCACTGTAGTAAATGCTTCTCCGCTTGCTACTTTTCCGTCAATAACAATTTCTTGGTCTACTAGTTCAATCCATTTTTCTGGCAATACAGGAGATCTTGTCCATTCATATATATCTATAGTTGCACCGTCAAATAGCTTGCCCCAGTTGTTTTGCATATAATCTATGCTACCTTGTTCATAGTCTAAATAAACTGCGGTACTCAAATCCCACCAACGTTTTCCAACATAGCTACTTTGCCATGCATTAATGTTCTCAACTGATCCGTCCAACGAATTGTAATTGTAATTTGCAACATCATTAGTTAGAATATAATCAATCTCATTCTTAATAAATCCAAATATAATTCCCTTGACCGGGTCATATGTTTCTAAACTAGTAATAGTTGTTTGCTTAACAGCATCATATAGTTTAACATTATTAACCAAATCATTTCTTGCTTGCTTATTGCCACTTCTAACTATTTGCCATTCGCCAACATTGCCGTTTGTATCGTTCCATGTTCCTACCCATTTGTAAACTTGACTGCTAGGATTGCTAGCACTTCCATCATTGTCTACAAAAGCATATATAGGATGCAATGAATTATTTTGTCTAACACCTGAAAAATTATACTTGTAAATTCCATTTACTTTGGTTTGTCTATCTGCTTCTAGTGCAGCGTAAGTACTAAACCTCATTTTTCTTAACGGATAAATGTTACCTGTGTGTCCTGTTTTTTCAATATATTGATCAATATAGAATCTTCTAATGTTGTTTGGATCTACCCTAGTAACTCGATGAATGCCATCGATACTAGGTACACTATCACTACCTCTAATTAAAATGTAATCACCAACTACTAGATTATGTGCTTGCGTTTCACCATTCTGTCTAGTTACATCAATTTGTGCTTCGTCTGCATCTTCAATTCCGCCACAAGCATCGTGTGTGTACATGCCAAAGTCCATTGTTTGATAAATTTCATGTCCTAAGTTATAGTTTCCGAATTCACTATCATCTGCAACCCAAATACTAAAAATGTTTGGATCGTTTGTCATCTGTTGAAATACTTGATTTCCATCACTTCCTACAATAGCATTAAACACATTACTTACATTGCCTGTTGTAGCACTATAAGTTTGTGCAGTTAAACCTAAGGTAGAGTTCGCAGTACCAGCTCCGACTACCAGTGTTGAATTTGTGCTTACAAGTTTAACTTTATTATTAGCAGATATCGCTGTCACACCTGTTATTGTAGCAAGATTAATACTTTCTAATATGTCAGGCAAACTTAAACTTGCACTAGTTGTACTTGTAGTTGTACTAGCAGGTGTTATACCACTACTAAGACCTATAGTTGCATTTGCTGTTCCTGATCCTATAAAGAATTGACTCAAACTACTTTGCAATCTAATTAAATTTCCTAACACACTAGCAGTAACGCCTGTAATACTAGCATTGTTAATTTGATCTACTACCTGTTGCTGAGTTAAATTAGGTGTTGATTGTACATTTGAACCTTGTGATTGTATAGTTTCTTGAGCACTATTAAATCCTACAGTGCCATTCATTGTACCAACACTAATTGTTAAATCAAATGCAACAGAAGGAGTACTAGTTGTTTTAGTAATTGTTAGTTGACTACTCGGATTGTTGCCAGCTGTAATGTTACTAATACCTGAGGCATTAATTCTGTTTACAATGTCAATCACTGAATACTGTTTAAATCCACTGCCAGATTGTGTTGCAACCACTGTGGTTACTGCAAAGACAGCTGGAGCATTAGCTTGTAGATATATTGCAATGTCATCAGTGAATACACCGTTATTCATTCGTCCTTGACAGGTTGCTATCTGACTTGGACTAATTATCTCTGATCCGTTCGCTACATTTGTTCCTATGAAACTTGTACCCAACATATTGTTAATAAGAATTACGTCTTGGTCTAAAAATTGCTGTGCGGCTGTTGCTGTAGTGCCACCTAATTGTACTAGCGTTATTACATGAGAAATGTTTAGTCCTGCATTATTTGTATAGTAAGTTCCTAGCCATGTTGCCCATGCCGCTGCACTATTAGCCGCAATATATGCTGATCTTAAACTCTCAATTCTTGCAATTCTAGTTGTTGCTGTAGTTGCTATTGTGCTTTGGTTTTGTATCCAACTGCTGCTATTAAAAGTATTCTCATATGCTTGTTGAGCTGTGATATTAGTATTTGTTGTAATTAATTCGTTAAAGTTAACTGTAGTTCCATCAATAATTAGTGTAGCAGTTGCACTACCTTGTATCATTGGGTTAACTGTAGTTCCTGTTTTAACAATATCATTAAACGTTGTTGTTATAACACTGTTACTAAATGTTATCGTTGAGCTTGATGCACTTGTTTGTCCTAATACCAATGTACTGTCATGTGCTACTTCATTATTAGTTCTAACATCTTGCGACCCATCAACTGTGATTACATTTAATGTTGTACTTGTTGCACTTTTGGTTAAACTGATAGTAGTACCGTCAATTACTAATGTTTGTCCTACACTAGGAATAATAGGTAGAGTAACTGTACCAACAAGTTCAATAGGATTATTAGCTGTAGTCAACCCACTAGCACCATCCGGATCTAACATCTCCCATACTCTACCAGTATGAATTACTTTATCTCCTAGTTTATAACTAGTCTTGCTATCCCATTTGTCATAGTCTTGCCAATCCCCGTCAAAGTCATATGCTATTCTTGTTTCTGAAGGGAAAAGTAAGAAATCTTCTTTATTAAGTGCCCTATAGTCTGTTTCAGTTAATAACGGAGCACCAGCATTGATAAAGTCATTTGCAAACATACTGTTTTGATTTTGATCGTCGTATGTTTTTATTTCTCTGGTTGTAAATTGTTCAGAATCTGGATTGTAAACATTTAGCGGACTAGTATCATCAATATCAATTACAATATCACTGAGTACATCATATTTTTGCCCACTTGTAAATCTAATAGGCTGAGGATCTGTTACTAATAGTCGAGGTGTTATTTGAAACTCAGTTAATTTTCTTTTGGCAGTATCTCCAAAGTCAGCCATTCTAACTGCCCACATCTCATTGAGATCAGCTGTAGCATCTCCGTTGAATAAACCTCTGTTTCTCATAAATGCATCTAATGCATAACGTGTACCTTTGTATTTGTATGTTCCTTTAACAAATTCATATACACTATCATCATCTAAATCTAGTGTATTGGCCCAATTTGGTTTATTGTATCCACTATTAAATCTAGCAACATCACTAATTTGTTTATTGCTTAATGTATTTGTCTTAGCATAGTATTGATCTAATTGTCCAGCTACACTATCAAAGTTTGGTAATATACTATCACCATTAACTATGTGTCCTGGTGTAAACAATTTACCATTCCAGTTTTTAGTTCTGTTGCCTCTCCATATAATTCTTTCGTGTATTTGTCCTATTTCACTCGAAGCTATAACATCATCAAAGTTAGTTACATTATCAAATATAAAAACATGCTCCATTTGTACTTTGTAAAGTCGCAAACCAAACATATTAGTTGTAGTTTCTTTAGTTTGAAACACAGTTTCTTCGTCCAATGACATTGAGCTTCTGTTAATAGCAATATCACTAGCACTAATTTGTTTACCTAAGTTACTAACAATATTATACACACCGTCATATCTTGTGTTTAAATTATCAAAGTATCCTAATCTATCATCTTGTACTGTTACTTTGTTTGGATCTGGAATCAAATATAGTATTTCTGTACTATTACCAGTTGCCCAATTACCAAAGTTACTGCCTGCGTTCTTCCAAGACTGTGTAAAACCTAAACTAGTTAAGTAATGTCCGTATCCTTGAATAAAGTCATAAACTTCTTGTATTGTCTTTAGTTCTGTGTTATAGTCTAGTTGACTAATAGCAGTTTCAAAGTCTGTGTATCTTCTGACATCTACTTGTAATGTTCCACTAAATGTTACTTTAGCACTCGAACTATTTGTTGCCGGTGCATTATAGTTAAAATAACCTAAGCTATTGTCATACCCATTAACAGTATAACCATTGGCTGTTTTAGTTACAATAATGCCACCAAAGAAATATTCAATGTCGGGTTTATTAACATATAAGTGTGTACTAAAGTTTTCTTCTGGCACAAACACTCTACCTTTATCTTGACTACTTTCTAGAATAAAATTTTGATTATTGTTTACAAATCCGCCTGCTTTAATAATAGGATTGAATGTCATATTTTTAAATCTTTGTAGTATTACGTCGGATGTTGTTCCACTTAATAGAGCATATGATGTAATACTATTACTAAATCCACTAAAGTAACGTCTAGTATCTTTTTCAATGACAGCCTCTAGTACACCATTGCCACCACTCAAAACTAGCCTAGGTGTATTAAAGTATTCCTGTCCTTGCTTTGTAATTCTAGCAGCAACTAATTTACCACCTTTAATACTAATTGAAATTTCTGCTCCTGATCCAAAGTTGTCATAAACTGTTACAGTTGGAGCACTAGTATAACCACTGCCTGCATCTTTTATTCTAACACTTTCGATAATAGCACCAATAATTTTAGCATCACTGAGATCTATATTGCTCCAGCTTGTTAGCTTTCTTTGATCCGAGTCACGTACTTGTGGATTATTATATCCTAAAGTGCTTATGATAGTTCTTTTATCAGTTTTAAAATATAAGTTAGTACCAATTAACGGTCTTGTTCGTAGCAATGCTAAAGCTGATGCAAATTTAAATTCACTACTTCTACGCCATTGCTCTTCTACCGGACCCCAATCTCCGTATACAAAATCTTTTTGTCTATCTGCAAGTACAGGAGTTGTTACTACACCTGCTGTCACTGGATCATTTAATACTCCTAGTAGTGTTACTAATGTATTTGTTGACCAATCATATGAAGGGTAACTATAGTCTAAATCATATACTTGTAAATTACTTGCTAGTCCAGGATCACTGATATTACCATATTTTAATGCTGTAATCAATGCTGTACGTTTACTCGCATCTGTCCAACTATAGTTTGCGTCCCACCATGTAGGTTTTTCATTATATCCCATCATCTCCCAAGGATCAGTATGAGGTTTGTCAGTATTAAAGAAGTATCGGTATAGCCCTCTCCATCCTCCAATATACGGAGTAACACTACTGTAGTTCCAAGTGAACTTGTCAGACCCGCTATAGTAAGTAGATGAATTAAAATTAGTTACATTGTTTTCTGTTTTCCATTTATTGTATTCGCTTCTAATAGTATCTTGAAAGTTTTTCCAAGTATAAGGAGTATTTCTGCTTGCATTGGGCCAATACTGTTTTGAATTGACAACTAATGGTAACTCGACACCTAAGTTATTAGATATCCGCAATTCTAAATCCCAAAGACCTGCGTCTACTGGATCAAAGCCTACTACTTGTCTATCAAATAATTCTGTTCCATTGCGTACATGAACATTACCATCATGTCCAATAATTACACTATCAGTTGCTGTACCTGTACTATCTTTACTATAGTTACTTCTTAGTTCAGGTGTAACAGGTCTTGTTAATCCTAGCTTTACACTACTTGGTGGTACAAAACTTACACTATCTCTTTTGTACCATCTAAAATGTAGGTTATTTTGACCACTACCCGGAAATGTAATTCCACTAAGTGTAATAATAATCTGAAAATTATTGAATGTATATTCTTCTGGATACTTCAATGCTCTCCATGTGTGAGCACCTGCTGCATCTGGAATTTGTACCCATGCTTGTGTGTGATTAAAGGTATCATCATACTCATTAACAGTAAATGGTAAGTCAAATGTAGGCGTTTGATTCAATACCCAACTAAAATTAGCTTCTTCATAATCTCTGTACATTGCCATTTGACTTCTAGCAAATGCACTTGTTTTGTTTCTGCCAATGTTTATTGCTTCTAATGTTTTGTCAACTAGTTTATAAACAGGCTCTGTAATATCAACGCTTTCATTTAACTGTGTAATTTTTGTTTTGAAAGATCGAATAAAGTTTTTATAACTGTTACTACTATACTGTAAACTACTAATTGGATCGGTGTCATTCTCAGTAAACAACTGATTAATAAGTTCAGTTGAATAAGGTTGTTGCCTAATTATGCCGCCAAATGTATGGTCGTGTGGAATATTTCTATAGTTATTAAATCCGGCCCATTCACCTGTAAAAGTTGGAATCTGTGTCATCTGAGATTTTAAATGTAATAGTAGATCTCCATAGCTAACTTTTCCAAATGTTGAATTTTGTGGATTAAATTTATGTGTATCTACTACTTCAAAATTACCTTCAGCAGTATCACTATATTTTGCAGTAGTAAACACTGAAACTTGATATTGATCTTCTTTTCTAAGACCACTACTAATTTCTAGTATATTCCCCGTCAACGTGTAGTTTGTAAAACTAGCACCGTTTTTAGTAACTTTAATATTTGTCTCTTGTGTACTTGTATGTAGATATACAACACCAAAGTTATCTGGACTTGCTGCTAATCTATATTTAAAACTGTTATTAGTTGGGCTTGCTATTACAAGATTAAAGTCATCTCCCGACCCTGGTGTTCTTGTGATTCCGCTACTTAATGTTGTCCCATCCATATCAACAAATTCTAGTTCGGCTTGTGGAAACTGTGTACGAATAAAGTAAGTTGTGCTTGTGTTCAAATACAAGTTTGGAAGTTTACCATCTAATCTGTTGACTCTACTAGTATCAATAATATCATTGCTCTGCACTGCTAGCAAGTCGTTTTCTTTAAATATTCTATAATATCTATCTTTATCAAAGTTATTGTGTCCAACATCAAACTTTAAAGGAACAGTTGAATTTGTAACTGTCTTATCGATTACTCTTCTTACAGGCTGTCCGTCTCTAATAGTGGACCACCCATTATAATATCTGTTGTTGTTTAAATTTTTATAGTAGTAGTGTCCAGTTATTTCTCTTGTTAAATTCTTTTGGAAGTCTGGACTTTGCTCAGTATAATTAAATCTAGTATGTAGTAGTTCTACTTGAAAATTTAAACCTGGATTATTTCCGTAGTCTACATATTCTGGTTTAAATCCAAGTGCATCATCATATATATTAGTTGTACTGTGTGTGAAATTAAATATACATCCACCAGTATAATCACTAAGTGGATAAGTTGTTGTATTATCCAATTTGATCAAATTAACATCGTAAAGTTCGTTTCGTATTCCAGCACTTCTATGTTCTTTTTGCTGTCCATATATCCATGCTGTTCCGTTCCAATATATCTCTGCACCGCTAAAAGGATCATCTTTTTCGCCTCTATCAGTATTAACAATATTTGAAATATCTAGTGTGTTAAACCCGTTTAGGATAACAATCTTGTCTCCTGAAACTAATTGTGTAGCACTGTTAGAACCGTCACTGTTATAAACCTCTGTAAGTGTAATACTAGATTGTACTCCTCCTACTCTAAAAATTTTATTTTTGTATGCAACATTTGCACTCTCAAAAAATATAATTAGATCATCATTTTCTAACTCAACAGGAACAATTTGTTGCCAAACGTCTTGGTTTGTTGAATCTTGTGGATTTGTTGGTGTTGCATGATTCTGTATACATTCCCAATATGTAATAACTTGATTTGGTGCTATACCATTTGTAACTTTTACTTTGTCTTTTTTAGTTGCACCTGATACCCTACTCCACTCAGTTGTTATTCCACTAACTGTTACACTATAATTTGCTTTACCAACAATAGTTAGTGCTGGATCTTCTATGCTTTCTAATGCATGGTCAATATTTGTTAGGTGTCTAATACCAGTGTTATATTTTTCAATATTTTCTTTAAATTCAATGATAGGTCTTACACCTCTACACTTGTCTAACAAGTATGTAGAACTATCTAATCCACTAAATGTAAGCATAGCTTGAGCCGCATCTTCGTGTATCCACAAGTTGCTTCTTGCCCATGCACTTTGATCTGTGCTACATCTTTGCTCTACTAGGTAATCTCTTGTTGTTAATCTATGTTCTCTAAGGACATAAGGTCTGAAATCAAAACTGCTATCGTCTGCATCAAATCCGCTAGGCTCTTGGTTATTATAAACTGTAACATTTACCCATTGTCTTTTTCCATATTGTCCTGCGGCAATTCCAGCATCAAATTGTTTTGTAAATTTAATACCGCCGGGTTGACCTACATTATCTACAATGTAGATTTCATCAATATTATTTGTTCCACTATTACTTGTTGCATAGTATGTGTGTATCTCTACTTCTTGTTGTAGTGCTGGTGCTGTGTTTAATGTTACAACACCAGTTGTATTGTTGTATGAATAAGTTGACGGTGCTAGTAGTACATTATCTAAAAATACTTTTACTCTTACTGCACCATTTGCCATGCCGGCTGTAAAAGTAGCATTGCCTACTACTGTCTGAATTCTTCTTGTAATATCTGTTGGAGAGAATACTATACGCATTCCGTCTTGTAATGTCAAGTCTTTTCCGTCAAAAAGATTTGTGTATGTGTATGTTGTTTCACCTATTGCATCATCAATATCAATGTTAAAATTTGGTTTACCTTTAATCTCACAGGGAGGAATTACATCTACTAACCAAAAATACTTTTGGTGATTTACAAACATGTCATAGTTAATTGGTAAGTCTAATGTATATCCTAGTTCACTTAAAACTCTATTATGATTGTTAGTTTCTACTTCATTATACTTCAATGATTTAAGTAAATCGTCATATGCTAATGTTCCACTAACAGTTTTATCTTCGTTTCTATTAACAAATCCTTGAGCAAACTGATATGGATCATTGCTTCTGTTATCTATTAGATAATCGTCAGTTATATCTCTATTGGCAGTTTTCTTGCCAACAATATTCCTAATAGGCTGTAAACTACCACTTGACATTAGTTGTTCAAATGTGCTATCAAAAAACTGTTTGTTTACTGTAGTCTGTAAAATACTTGGGAGTAACTTAGTAACTTCTCTAGAACCTGTATGCTCTAAAGATTCGCCGGGCCTAGTGGATAAAGGTTTTACAATTGGTTTTGCTTGACGTTCGCTCATTAATAGCCTCCTCCACTGCCACCGCTTCCACCGCCTCCGGTGCCGCCACTTACACTTACATTAGTACCAGTGTTTTGTGAAATTGTAGTACTATTTCCAGCTAGTGTTTTCGTAACAACAATATTTGAACTTGCTAATATAGGTAAAAATAATTCATCGCTATCACTAGTTATCTCAAATAATGCAGTGTTATTTTCTATACTACTAACTGGGTTAATTGTTATTTGACTTATTTCACCTATCATATTATTATGTATGAAAGCTGCCATTTCAGTAAAGTAAAACTCTTCGCCAAAGTCCCAGTTATCAATATTAAAATAAGAGTAGATTAGATTAATAACTCTCTGTTGTATTTCTGTATCACTAAGTGTACTGTTTACAGTTTTTGTTACATTAAATCTCGCTTGAAGTTCTCCACTTGCTAAATCTCCAAATAGTATTTTATACTTAACAGGTCGATATATAACTTGATCACTAATACTTTTCTTTTCGTTTAAGCTATCAAACAACTCTCCTAGTTCACTTTCAGTTGGTGGAGTAGGTTTAGTTTCAATTCTACCATCGTATTGTGCCCATGTTCTAAACTGTGTATTGTAGCTGTTTAACAATACATAAGTGTCAATGATATTTGTGGTACTTGGATCAATCACTTGATTAATGTCAGCAATTCTGTTATACTGAACATGTAAATCACAAGCTCCATTTACCTGTGTAGTTCCATTTGTATTATCAACTATACTGTAATCGTATCCATCAACTGTGGTTGTGCCTAAATTTATAGTTTGATTTGCTATTATCTGGTTAAATGCTTCAGGGTTATTAGGATATCCGTCATTGTCAGGGTCAGCTAAACTAACTCTCAAATTATGAGGATCTGTGTATCCGTCTGCATATGTAAATGTTCCAAATGCGTTAAACTTATAATCTATACCCATTGGGTCTGGATTTGTTTTGCTCTTAGGATTAATTTTCAATATCTTAATATTATCTCTCAGAGGTTTATGTGTTTCGCTACTGAACGAGCTATTAAAGTTTAAGTTTGTAAATTTAAGTTTTTTAGGACTTCCTAATACAAACTGTGTTTTTCTTGCTAACATTTCCCATTCGGTCGCACTATAGTTAAAACGTAATACCCAACTGTTATCTATTCCAGTACTTGATCCGTCTCCTTCAAACTGTCTATTCCAGTTAGTAGGATCATTTAGTGTTGCAGTATTTGCAGGCAAGTTTGAACTGTCAATAATTATCCACTGCTGACTTTCTGCACTATATCTTAATGCAAAACTATTTCTACTGTCAATTTTATCAATAACATTTTGTCTAGTTGTAGCTGTCAAATCTATTGCAATCTTGGGAACAATACGCTTAACTCTTGCACCAGTTGGTATAATACCGTTAATTACTACTGAGCCTTTTCCAGTATTATCAATCCCTGATGGTGTACCAGTACTATCATCTTCGCCGAGTCCATCTTTATAAATTCTATCAATTTTAACCCATTGTATATCTGCGTTAACAATCGTTGCTACTGCACTTGCTCCAGTACCACCACCGCTAGAAAATGATATATTTGTACTCTGATCATATCCGCTTCCGGTATCGGTAATTGCAACACTAGTAACTGTACCGTTTGCTACTGTACATGTTGCTGTTGCTCCGGATCCTTTTCCTATAACTGTTACTGTAGGTGTACTAGTATATCCGCTACCTCCATTGGTAACAGTAGCTACACTAATATAACCTTCTTTATAAGGACTACTAATAAATTCCACTAGTCCATTGAGATCTGCTTTTTTCAAACTGTTTGTAGCTGTTAATCCTACTCGTTGTACATTTGAATTTAATGTAAAGTAACCACTACATCCGTTTGCGCCTTTTGTTACTTGTGTCCAACGAAATGTATTAGCATCAGATGTACCCAAGTATGTTATTCCACTTGTACTATCTGAAAAATCTGTTTGTGCATCATGTGTTGTAGTACTATAACCTTGTCTGTTATAGTAGAAATTACTTACTTCAGGATTAGCAAGGAGATGTTTGATATGTTTGTTGAATATACTTGCGCCTGACAAGTTAGTAGGTAAATTAATTACACTTCTAGTTGTTATATTATTTTCGTACAAGTAAGCGTCATCTGTATATTGTATTGCATCTGCATAAGTTGCTGTTGGATCATATATGTCACGGAATCTACTGTGTCCACTATGTACTCTATTAATACTTTTAATTTTACGAATGTTTTCACTTACTGTTACAGGAAAAATGCTGTAATCTTCTGCTGTTACCATTCTATCCTGTGTTGCAAAGAATCGAGGAGCGTTAGCTTTAATACTTGCTACACTTTCTCTTGTACTTGCATTTGTAACATTTGTTTTTAAACTTGCATTAAACATTGCACTGTATGTGTTTCCGTTTGATCCAATATATCTAAGTGTAAAACTAGTAGTGTTAAAACTGTCTGGAGTTAAGCTGTATGTTTGATTAAGTCCAGTTCTATACCATACTCTAATAATCCCACGTGGAGTATTTCCAAAATTGCCGTCAGCAAACACAACACTAATTTGATCATCTTGTCTACTTGCAACACTAAAAATATCTCTAATAGCATTGTTCTTTGCATTAAACAATGTTCCGTTTCCAAATAGTCTGTCTACTTGTGTCCAATTCTTTTGAATTTGACCTACTTCGTCTATTGTTTGTACCCAAACATTTCCATTTGCTACGTTATCAGCATTAATATCTAATACCAAATTTGGTAGACCTTCCGTAATTTGAAAGTCTTTGTGTTCTAGTTGTCCTTGTTTAAATCCTACAAAGAAACCTGTGTTAGGACTGCTATTACCACTACTATCGTTTTTGTACAAAAAGTCAACTACTGCATAAGGGTTAGGTGTTTTTTCGTTTACTGTCTGTGTGGTGTTGTTATACTCTGGACTATAAAAACTAAAATTAGCTTGTGCTCCATTAACTTTGTTTGAAAAGTTTCTTTCAGCTGTATTAGATGTGCTATTTGTTCTATAAATTTCGTTGGTAACTCCAGTAGTACTAAAACTACTATAAGGTGAACCAAATTGACTACTTGCTTGAAATATTGCGTTCATAATGGATAGAAAGTTTTGATAGCTGTTGGTATCAGTTAAGTCTTCAAACTGTACAGTACTATTAGCTAGACTATTGCCATTTGTGTCAAACACAGCTTCGTCAGTTTTTACACTGTCAATTTTTAAATATCCGTTTGCAACAACATTTCTAGTTGGCTTGTATCCTAAAAATTCAGCAATACGCAAGGCGCTATCTCTACGTTCTGCTGTGCTAAGATAATTTTCTCTGCTAGCTAAGTCTGCTCTAAATGCTAAGTTATGTCCCAAAAATGCTAAAAGTTCTAGTAGTGCTATAAATTCACTGCTATTAATGTAGTCATTAAAGTTTTCTGGATAGTTTGTGCTTATATAATCAACCATAGCGTTTCTTATGGTTTCAAAATCATATGCTTGAAAGTTTGCTTCGCTGAAACTTTCGTATGCTACACTAAAGTCCTCTGCGGCAAATAAACTACTCTGTCTTGCGCCTTGTGCCATTATTCTTCACCTATAAAATTTAGAAACAATTCTTCTGCTGTTCCTGTATCGATATACTCAAGCCTTACCTTAATGTTCAATGAATGCTCATCAGGTTTTGTTAGTAGTGTTTCCAATGGTTTCCATCGTGGATCATTGTTTACTATTGTTTCGACGTCGTCGATTGCTAATTGCTCTGTCTGTGCATCAAGAGGTTCAAATACTAGATCCGGAAGTATACTTCCAAATGTAGGATTTTGTACACGTTCTCCTCTGCGAGTGTAAAAATGATTTAATAAATCTCTTCGAGCAATATCAACATCAGTTAGTGTTTTACTACCGTATGTTGTGCCTACTGTGCTATATCCTATATACGTTACCATACAAGTATTTATGGTAGAATTAACTGCTGAGTTTATATTTTAATGGTAGTTGCAATGATATCGCCAGTATTCATAGTTTTACTAATTGTAAGTTGATCATCTACTATAGTAAAGTCATAAAAATGCTGTTGAATCTCTCCATTTATAGTAACTGATAGCTTTTCTACCGGACTCATACTGGCAGTTTGTTCTAATGTAAACGTACTAGTGCCACTATATGTAAAGTTCTTAGTTAATAGCGTCTTGTTGTATTCTTTAACAACATCACGCTGTATGCTTTCTGGACTAAAAGGTAAAAAACTACCTGTTTCGGCATAATATGCAAATCTAGCTCTGCGTAATTGTTCAGGGGATAAGGCATCTCTTTCATTAAATGAACGCATTTGATGTATTCCAGTTGTCCTTGACAAGGTCCTAGATTTAAAAGATCCGTAATCTGCTAATCTTAAAACTGTAGCAGCTTTAACACAAAGAGTTCGATTTTTAGAGCTACGCATCATCATGCTTGCAATAGTATCATAATCTTTAGCTTTTAAAACTGATAACATTTCATAGGTAGCTTCATTTGCTTCAATAGTAAAAACTCTTCCTGTTGCCCAATGATGCAATACTAGTCCATCGTAAACAGATTGTGGTAATGCAGGTATAACTGCCGGAGATTCAATACTATTTTGTGTAATTTGTTTCTTCACAATAGTTTGTTGTTTATTAAAAGCTGTAAGCCATCTGTCGTATGATTGTTGTTCAGTTAACCCTTGACTAAAATTACCTTCTCCGTATGCAGTTTGGTCAAAACCACTATACCCGCTGAAGAAATGTAGTGCTAAAGATATAGCATTATCACTTGCTGTTAATTTAGTTACATCAATTTCGGTTGTATAAGCTGTTGTATCTTTTACAATATAATCGGTCCATACTGTTTGAAATTTTCTATCTACAGTAGTTGTCATCTAGGACCACCTCTTCTAAATGTTTGTTTTGCTGACGACCCTGTGTATCCTTTTGAAACTGCATATGCTCTTTCTCCGTCGGTAAGCTCAACTTGAGCAGCTCCTCCACCAATTGATTCATTAAAGCCACGTAACGATTCAACTCGATCTATATCATCTTGGGTAAATGCCCTTGGGTTTTTAATAATTTTTGGCTCAAAATAATTGGCAATAGCTTCGTCTCCTTCTAACGTTGTTGAGAAACCATCAGACTCTGATACAGTCCTAGGCGGTTGGGTTGAAGTATTTCTAATCTGACTGATATCAATATCTATAGCTAATAGATCAATGTTTGGACTAGCAACGCAAGGTAAAATTTCTTGCTCTTCGGTATGCCCGCCCCAAGGTTCGTGTTCTGGAACTCGATCAGCAATACTTTGTTTAATGTCTCGGTTAGTAGTTATATTGTTATCTTCAATTTTTGTTGACTCTGTAGCTTCAGGACCATTCATATCAATCATCTTGGCTGTAGTTCTCATATTACCTTTACATTTGATATGTCCGTTGAGATCTGTAGTTAATTTAATATCTTTGTTTGCATGTAAATTAAATTCACCTTTAAGGTTTTCTATAGTTGTACCACTATCACCTCTAGCTTTCATATTAATCGTATCTGCATCTAAGTTAAAATCTCCTTCAACATGCAAGTTAAAATTTGTTTTGGTATGCATACTAATATCATTGTCTGTATAGATATCTAAGTTTCCGTTACCGTTAAGTTGTATCCAACAACTACCTCTATGATTTGAAAGATAAACTATCTCTGCTCCATCATGCATCAAAAGTTGTGCGCCTTTTCCACTTCTCATTCTTGTTAAGTTACTCAGTCCTTGTTTTCTATTTTTATCAGGAGTTAGGCACTCGTCAGTATTTGCTCGTGTGCCGTCATCCATAATAAATTGATGCCCGCCTGGTGTATTAAATCCAAAAACATTAGTTGGACTTTCTCTTCGTTGACTGCTACTACTCAAACCTCTAATTGTATCTAATGGTATACCTTGTTCGTTAACATAACGTTGCTCAGGATTTTCAGGTCTTTCATTTTTGCCTGGATCTTTGAGAGGACTTGGGTCAAAACAATGTGCAGGTACATCATCTTCGCCTTCTACAAATCCAGCTGGATTTGACGGAATAGATGAATTACGAGTAGTATCAGGAAGAACTCCAATTAATATACCTACATCACTATTGTGTACAAATGCTATTAATACTTCTGTACCTGGAGCAGGCGGATGACTGCTCATACCGTATGATCTAGTATGACC